AGGTGACCACCATCATGTTGCTCGTCGTTCGGAAGAGGTCGATCACGAACAGGCGTGCGTTCTGCCCGGCCGCCGTGCTGAGCTCCGGGGCGTTCACCCCGAGCACGCGGATCTCACCGTCGACGTAGACCCGCCAACCGAGGTCGATCCGAAGCCGCAGGGTGTCGCCATCGATCACGTCTAGGAGCTCGGCGTCCCGTACGTACGGCCAGGCGGTCGTCGGTACGACGGTGGTAGCGGTCTCGGCGAGCCACTCGTGCAGTCGCTTACGCTTGAACTTCATCTTCATCCGCCTGGTAGATGTCAACGACACTGACCTCGTGAGCCTGCGCGAGAGCCCTAAGTATGATGCCGATGAGGATCAAGAGACCGACAATGCCGCCGGTGATGAGTAGTCCCCGTCGACCGGACATCATGTCTCCTTCAGTAACCGAACGGTCACTATCGTGACCATGAGTGAGCGGTGTATGATGCCGTCACGCGGTGCGTCCGGCAACGCGGTGTGTCGAACGTCTATCGCGTAGAAAGAACTGATTGACATGACACATGACACGAAACGTTGTCCTGGCGGGTGTGGCGGTCGGATCCCGGCAAATTGGATCCTGTGTGACACCGACTGGGACCGGCTTCCGGTCAGCCTTCAGATGACGAACATCGCCTCATGCCCATACGTACCAGACATCTACATCGAGTCGATGGTCCTGATCTTCAACTGGATCAAGAAGAACCCCTGGACAATTCACGACGAGCTCGAGCGGGCGGCTCGGGCCTCTCGCGAACGATCCGGCGAAGCTGGTCGGTCGCGCGTGCGTGTGCGCGAACCTCGGTCTGCCAGTGGCGGACCTCGTCGCGCGCCTTGGTCTTCATGGCGGGCGTGAGAGCGACCGCCTCGACGCGCTTGGCCTGCCGCACCCGCCGCTCTAACGCGCGAAGCTTCTGCGCGTCGGCGTAGCCCTGCGGATCTTGGACAGCCTTTGAAAGTTTGGTAGCACCCGGCATGTACGGCGTGATGAAGTGCGTGCAGTTCGGGTGAAACAGCCCGGCAAGCCGCGCTCTCGCGATTGATCCGGCGACCTCGACCCTGACCGGTTCACCGGTGAGTACGGACGGGACCGTGTACGTCCCGACCGAGCCACTGACGGACAAGATCTTGTTCTCCCACGGGCGACAGAGCTCGCACTCACGCGGCGAGTCCGACACGTGAACGAGACCGATCCCCGAGCTCGAGATGCGAGCGAGGTGCGCGTCGACGGCCGCGTTGGTCGCTGATGTTCTGATCTTCATCTCGGCGTAGGTGGAGAGGTCCCACCGACGACCACGGCGGTCGACAAACCCGGTGGCGCCGGAGCGCGCGTACCGCTCAAGAAGTCGTTGCTTCGCGTCATGAAGGTGCAGGTCGGAGACGGCTGACTCGATCGCGGCGTGCTCGTGCATCTGCTGCGCGGCGTTGTTCACGACTTGACGAACGGTGAGGTGCATCAGTCGCAGCTGATCGATCGCGTCCCGCGCGGCTCGATCAGCGAGTCCCGGGTCCGGTGTCGTGATCCGTGCCCGTCGGTCACCGAGCACCTGACGAACCTCGTTGTATCCGATGCGGTCACCCCAATTGACCGCGTCAGCCATGGTGCTTGGCAGCTGCTCGCTGACCTGCCGCTGCAGCTGCTGGACGATGAAGTTGACCCGCGCCTGAAGCGTGGCGGTCAAGGTGATGCGCTGGTGTACGTCATGCGGGTCGACGTGACGGTTGACGATGTCAGCGAGTGTCCGAAGAAGATCGAGCTCAGCCGCCTCGTACATCAAGATCAGACCTGCGATGATCCATGTAGGGATCGGCTGCGACGGCGGGCTTGGCTCGACGGGAGGAGACGATGGTGGTGCGGGGTTGATCGTCGCACCACCACTCGTCATCAGTACTCTCCCGCTCCAGATGACGCCGGCGATGTCGCCGGTGCCGTTGAGTTGTCAGCTGGGTTCTGCCCCGTGAACCCGGTGTCAGGGTTCGGTATCGCACTGTCAGCAGCGATCTTCAAGAGCTCTTCATCGATCTGATCCTGGTCCCACTCGGGGTGGTTCATTCTAACCAGGGTCTCGGTGCTCGCCGCCTCGGCCGACCGGAGCAACGTCGACGTCCGAGCCAGTGCCTCCATGTTGTCACGCGCGATCGGCGCGAACTCGATGTCAGGCTTGATCGGCTGTACGCTGCTACCGAACACCGACGCGTCGATCATGAGCATCAGCTCGATGAGGTCAGCGAGCGCGGGACGCCAGCGCCGGATCTTTCCGTTGCGCGTCTGGTACGTCTTGCGCTCTCGCGCGATCGCCTCGGTGGCGGTCATCGCGATGTCACCGGTCAGCCCGAATGTCTGGATCGAGTACCCGGAGTCCGAGATCGCCCGTTCGACCAGCGCGGCGGCCGTTCGTGCGTGCTCTTGGTCCCGGATGTTCGGTTGCACGAGGTTGACCGGCATGCCGTCGATGACCAGCGCGTTCATCCCGACGAAGACCTCACGGTCCATGTCGAACGACGCGCCCTGCCCGGGTCCCGCGTTCTCGAGCTGGTTCTGTGGCACGACGATGCGGGTCTTCGCGAGGCGAAGGTCACGCATCCAGCTCGTGTACGTCTCGTCAAGCGCGTCGAGCATCGGCTCGACACCGCTGATGTCCGGCTGCCCGAGCCCCTGACCGATCGGATGGTTCCGCCACCGGCGGTTGGGCGCGTTCTTAACGTACACGACGTCGAGACGATCAAGTCCCGTCGGGATCACGCCGTCCTCGTTGAGCGAGTCGACGAGGCCGGCCGTGTCGGTGTGCTCGGTGATCGGTACCCGACGACCGATGCTGTCGTCGTCACCGAGGTAGAGCGCGTGCTCGACCTGTCCGACCGAGTGATGCTCGAGGTGCCGAAGCACCTGGTTCTTGTCGCCGCGCTCGAGAACCCAGTAGAAGGTGACCTCATTGAGGCGGCACCACTTGAAGACCGGTACCGCCACGTCCGGTCCGATCACCGAGAGCAGCGGTCGCTGGTCGACGTCTTGGTCCCACGCGACGCGCAAGAACACGCCACCGAGCCCGGCACAGATCTCCGCGCCGTTAAGGATCTCACCCCAGGTCGTCTCGTCGAGGAGCTCGTCGAGTCGCTCTTGGGTGGCCTGGTCCTCGACCGTGACGCTCGGCTCGTCACCGAACAGCAGGTTGGCGCTGATCGACGCGATGTCGGCTGCGAGCGGCACGTGTAGCTTTGGAGACCGCTGCTCCGGACGAAGCGGCTGCCCCCAGAACCAGCGGGCGACCGCACCGACCACGCCGCCGCGGTACTGCGAGATTCGGTCGCCGTGCTCGGAGCCGAAGAACTGCGTCGCCGGACCATACGGAGATGATCCGGCTCCGCCGTAGACTCGTGCGAGCGCCTCGCGATCACCCTCGTACCAGGCGGACCACACGCGATACTCGTTGCAGATCGATCCGTGGTTCCGGGGCGGCCAGACGGTGTTCTCCTCGGGGAGCGGCACGGTCCCTCCCCGCCTTCTACCAGTAGTGGTTACGGCCGACCGGATGGCCGATCGCGCCGAGCAACAGTAAGACGACGCCGATGGCGACCAAGATGAGGCCCAGCGTCTCGAGGATCCCGATGCCGAGAACGACACCGATCACCAGAAGGATGATTCCGGTGATGATCATCGATTATGGCCGATCACGGGTGTCATGCTCATCGACGCCGGGGCCCTGCTGCTTGCCCTTCTCGGCCTCCGACTTGGTGGTGACGGGGATGTCCTGGCCGCTTCCGGTGCGCTGACCGGTCTCGGCGATGTTGGCGTTCGCGTTCACGCCACCGTCGGGGGCGTAGTAGATCGCCTGAAGGCCAAGACGACGACGCAGCGCCTCGATGGCTGCCTTGTCGAGGTCAACGACCTCGACCTCGTCCTTCTGGGTACCCTCATCGATCGGACGACCGCTCTTGACCGGCATGCGGAGCCAGGCGATCGTGTACTCGGTGTTGCCTACCCGCGCGTAGAGCGGCTGGCTGTGACCGTGGTCGTGGGCCATTCTCATCTCCTGTTCACAACATCATGCGACGGCCTTGAGTTGGGACCGCCAGACCTGCTCCGTCGTGACGATGCCATATCGCATCGAGTCAACGCCATCATCACCGACCTTGATCGGCTTGTCCTCACCACGCTCCGTCGCCTTGTCATCCCACGAGTACGAGGGGATCTCATCGAGAAGCCCCTGGCACGACTCGTGAACGACGAGCTGGTTGTTCGCGAAGAGCGACGAGATGACACGGATCCCGTCAACGACATCGTTCTTCGCGTTCACGACGTTGTTGTACCCGTCGCGGTACATCTGGACCTTGAAGCTCAGCGCGGACGGGTCGATCGCGATCCACTGTGGCTTCATCGGCCACCCGGCGAGCCATCGGCCGAGGTGACGCGCGTAGTCTGCGTCGGTCATCGACGCCTGCGCGACGGCGGGGTCATGGCGCCACTCACCCGCGACACACAGCTTGCGGTCCTCGGTGATCCCGATCGCGTGTGCCGAGAACGGGTGTCGCGTGCCATAGTCGACCCCGGCACCGGGCATGACCAAGAACCGAGGCAGCTCGCCCGTGATGACGTGCCGGTCAGGATCGAACATGTCATAGACGGCACCCTCGGCGATCCGCCACAGTCCGAGGATGAAGCGGTCTCTCCACAGTCCGA